TAAAAAGGTCAACAAATCCCAACAAGCTAAGTATGAGCTAATCCCTTACGTCGATTACATAACGGATCAAAGGATGATTATAGCCGCTCAAATCCTAGCATATGCGGGCTATTGCAAAGAAAACGGGGCAGCACAGGGAGCTATAACTAAAGCCGCTAGAGAAGCTAAGGTAAATAGGACAACGATATATGACTGGCTTCAGAAAGAAGAGTTTCAAACTGCCATAAGAGAATCAAGGCATGAACTTTGCGCCCATGCTGTTAAGTCCCTTCACAAGATGGCTGATAGAAGTCCTCAAGCAGCAATCTTTCTAGCTCAAACTCTAGCCCCTGAAGTTTATTCACTACAGTACAAAAAGCATTTATATGAAATGGAAGTGCTAAAGCTTAAGGCCCAATTAGGTCTTTCATTAGAAGATACCGATAACCAAACTTTCAATATAACGATTGAAACTAGCTCAGACTCCCGGGACTATGAGCGAAACAAAATCGAATAGGTTAAAGCTTCCCTATTGGGCTTCACAAGTTCTTACAGATAAGCAGCATGACCGATTTGTTATTACGGGCGGGTTGGGTAGTGGTAAATCAACTACAGGATTAATGACCTTTATTATTAAGGTGCTGAATAACCCAAAAGTGGAAATGTGGTGGGTGGTCGCACCTACTCATAGCCGAATAGATGATTCTATGATACCAGCGGCCCTCTTTGGTTTAGAGATGTTGGGCCTTAAAGCTAATGTTCATTATCGACTACTTAAGTCTAAACCTCAAACGCTTCATTTCTTAAAGACTAAGCAACAAATAAGATTTGTATCAGCAGATAAGCCGGAACATATGGTATCAGCTACCCTTGGAGGGTATTTTGTAACTGAAGCCTTTAGAATTAAGCGGGAAGTTTATGAAAACCTAGAAAGTAGAACTAGATCAAAGCTAGTTGATACTACCCTTGGAATATTAGAGGGGACGCCAGAAGGGGATACGTGGGGCAAGGATGAATTTAACATAGATAAATCTGATCCATCTAGGAAGATGAGGCGCTTCATACTGCAGACTTACGACAATGAGCAGAACTTAAGCCCCGATTATATCCCTAGGCTCCATCAAATATATGCTCACAGTCCGGCTATGATTCGTTCATATATCTATGGGGAATTTAGTTCCTTTCGGCTTGGGGACGTTTATGCACAATTCATAGAAAGTAGAAACGTAATCCCTAAAGTAGAAGCTAACCCCATGAAGCCTATTGCTCTATGTTTTGACTTTAATGCTAGCCCAGTTACTTGGTCGGCATGGCAGACAATCAGTTATAAAGTAGGCTCTAGGGTGCGGGTGCGTGAAGTTTGTATTGCCGAATCATCTTTAGAGTGTCGTGATCTATTTAGCGCAGCTCTAGAAGTTGGTAAGACTTTTGACCCAGATATCTTTAAGCATACCGAGTTCCAACTATGGGGAGACAGATCAGGACATGCAGATAGTTGGAAAACTAGTGGAACGGACTACACTAACCTTAGAGACTATCTTTTAGAGGTTTATAGTTATGTAAAGATTAAGGCAGCGAGGGAAGTGACGCCGATAAGATCTTCTGTCGATGTGCTCAATAGATTGCTTCTATACGAATTGGTTTTAATATGCGAAAATTGCAAAAATGTTAGACGGTCGCTAAATATGACTAAGTGGGCAGCAGGTAAGGACGATTTAGAAAAGAAATCAGGCGAAACCCATACGCACCATGGAGACGGCTTGCGATATAGGATTTGGTGGCTTTATAAGTCTGTTAACATTGATGATATTTTAGACAATAAAAAGATTATAGGGATTAATCCAGCATGACCCTTACAACTAAAGTTCAATTATTTGAGCATCCTGAGTATAAAGAGAAGCGAGATTTCTATGAGTCTGCCGAAGATACATACGAAGGCGATCAGGAATGTTTAAAAGATCCTAAGTATCTTTGGTTGCATGAGCTTGAAACTAGGAAAGAAGGCGCTAACATCCGTAAGATTAGACAGCAGCGGTCAGCGTACACTAACTTCATTGAGCCTATTGTTAGTAACTGGACCTCAATGTTCTTTAAGAAAGAGCCTACAATGGACGAGGCAACTAAGGCTTTTTTAAAAGAGTTTGAGAATGATATCGACGGTGAGGGCAATAGCCTTAACAGCTTTATACAGAATAAGCTTTTAATTTCTGCATTAGTTTCTGGTACTCCAATCATTAGAGCCAATGTCTTAGGTGAAAAGCCCGGCAACCTAGCAGAGCAGCAGCTTAAAACTAACTACAGGCCTTATCTTAAAGTAATCGAGGCTTGCGATTTTGTTGATTGGGGCATTGAAAGAAAAGACCCAAAGCGCCTAAATAAGTTTAACTTTGTGCGCCTCCAATATGAAGAGATGCAAGATAGATTAGATGCTGAGCAAGCGCCTAAAGAAAAGGAAATCTCAATACAATACAAAATTGTTACAAATGAGGGACAAAATCCCTACTTGGTTGTTACAGAATATGAGAAAGTAGAGGACAAGGAAGGCGATAAAGAGAAAGTCTGGAAGATAACAAAGGTAACGGAGCTTAAAGAATGGGACGAAATACCTATTGTTGCTGATGTTAATGGCGTTAGCTGGATTAAGGACTTAATCCCCCACGTTCTTAAGTACTACAATCTTGAATCAGCCTTAGATAATATCTGTCTATACCAAGCACATCAAAGATTGTTTCTAGCGGGCGAACTCGAGCAAAAGGACATGATTACTATAAGTGAGTGCGCTATTAGTTCAGTTCCAACAGGGACTACTCTATTGACCGTCGAGCCAGTAAGCACAACAGCTATCGAAGGTCGTCTTGGTTCCGTTCTCAATAACATCTTCAGAATAGCCCTTAATCAATCAAGGATGATGTCTAGTGACGCTAAATCGGTTCAAGGGGCCGATACTATCAGACAAGAGAAAGAGGGCATCTATAACCTTATAAGCGCCGAAGCTGAATCGATAGAAAATTTAGTTAATCAATCTATTAAAATGATGGCTAAATATTTAGGTAATGATAGCCTAGAGCCTCAATTTAAATTTAACATTGATGCGTCCGGGGACAATGTCGATCAGCTTATTAAGTTAGTAAGCCTATTTAGAGACGAGTTTAACAAGCTTCCTTCGGCTAGAAAGGAATTAATCTCAAATATGCTTAGTTCCTTAAATATTGAAGTCTCGAACGATATAGCGGCTGAGATTGAAACTCTTATCAAGCAGCCAAGTGCAAATTTAGAAGTTAACATTAAAGATAGGTTATTAAATGGCCTTAACAATAAACAGCCTACAAGCGAGGCTCCGGCAGGATCAGCAGGAACTAGAAGCGGAAATAGCTCAAGTAGTTAATGACCTCGAGCTTTTCATTTCCAGAAATCTTCCTAATATCCTAGCAGAGGCTACCAAAGGGAATGTAGACCCGGCGGTTGCGCTTAATTCTTTAATAGATGAGTTTAAAAGTGGTGGCTTAGGCCAGCAATTAGGGAACATAGCCGAGATATACGGCAATGAACTAAGACGGGTTGAGGCTATCGCCATAGCAGACGGCTTAATGACCGCAGAACAATTTAGGGCCGTAATCGATGTTGATACGATAGAAGCCTTAATTAGATTTAGGGTTGAAGATATTCAGAATAAAGCGGTTGAGGTCGTTGGATCTATTAGACCGATCATTCTAGAGAATGTTATTCTTGGGACTACTCCAAACTTGGCCCTTCTAAGTGAAACTGTTTCAACTAGCCTTTTAAATTTTACTAGAACAGAATTAAATACTGCTTTATTGAGCTTTAGTCGAATGATTACTTTAGTCCAAGCTGAATCAGTTGGACTTGATTTGTTTTACTATATGGGCCCCTATGACAAGATTACTCGGCCTTTTTGTAGCAAAGTCTTAAGTGGTAAAACGCCGCCCATATATTCATCCAAAGAGATTGCAGACATGGAAGCCAAAGGTGGCAACGGCCAAGGTTTACCCATTTCTATTTATGGCGGTGGCTATAATTGCAGACACCGTTGGATGGCTATAACTGCTAGAAAAGCTAAGGAGTTTGGTTATGGCAATAAAAGTTGAAAATAATATTAATTTGAATTTAAAACTTAAGAAGATAACTGAAAATCTAGCTATCACCTTAAAAGAAGAATTGATCGATGCTGCTGCTGAAATCTCCTTAAGGACTCAAGGCGGCAAAGGTATTGATGGGTCTAGCTTCAAGCCATATGCTGAATCTACTAGAAGGGCCAAGCTAAGAGCAGAAAAGCAAACATCACCTGTTAACCTTACAGAGACTGGTAAGATGTTAGCCAGTGCGGTTAAGGTACAAATTACCTCGACAACTAATGCAATAATCGGTACACTAGGATTCACAAGTGGTGAAGAAGCCAAGAAAGGCAGCTACAATCAAGAAAAGCGCCCTTGGTTTGGCTTATCTGACAAGCAGAAGACTAGAATACTTAATAGACTAAAAGGGAAATAGAATGAGCATAAGACACTTAGCCAAGTATGCAAAAGCAAAAAAGCCCGCAAAACATCTTAGAAAAAAGCTCAGTAAAAAAGCAATGCTTGGCCTTGTTAGGTATAAAAATAAAATAATCTTATTAAAACAGGCAGGAATAATATAGTAAGGGGCAAATAATGGCAGACGACGACAAGAAAGAACCAGAACAAAAGAACTCAGTAACTATTCCAATTGAGGAATATAATAGACTTAAGGCAAAAGATGGGCACATCCAAAAGCTTGAAACTGATGTTGAATCTTATAAGGCTGCGAATGCTCAAATTGCAAGCGAATTGGAAGAAGTTAAGAAACAAAAGATCAAGACGCCAGATAGAGCTGAGATTGAAGAATCAATAAGAAAAGAGCTAGGTGAAAAGCTCACAGCAGCAGAGCAAAGGGCTTTAGAGAACGAACGCAAGTATAAAAGTGCCGTTGTTACTGATAGAGTCTTGGCAGAGCTTCAAAAAGAAGGGCTTAAACCTTGGGCTGGTCAATATGTCAAAGCCTTTATCGAAAAGGAATGTGACCTTGATGGTGACCAAATCATTATTAGAGATGAACACGGCAATCCTAGATACTCAAGCGTTAAGCTAGATCAGAAGATGGACATAAGCGAATACAACACGCTTATTAAGTCTAGGCAGCCAGAGTTCTTTGAATCAACCACTAGATCTAGCATCCCAGAAGGCTCAGGTGAGAAGTCTGGAAGCTCATCTTCTGGTGCTAAGTCTATGACATGGGCCGAGGCAGCAAGATTAGACAAGTCAGATTTAACCAAGATTGCTAATGAAAACCCTGCCTTGTTAGATGAATTAATGAGAAATACTGCATTTAAAGGATAATATGAAAAACTTAATTTTATCTGTTTTGATATTAGTATGCCCTTTGTTAGCCAAGGCGGCATGTGATCCAGTAACTTTTGAAGGTTGCTTTTGTTCACCTAGCACGCCTGAAGGTTGCAATGTTGAAATGCCAGAAATGCCTTTGTTCGCATCTCATTATGATGCTGAGGGTCATTATTATCATTGCGCCGAAGGTATAGCTCTTTGGGGTGATTTAATTAAGCAATTAGAGCCTAGCTTTGAACCGAGCTTGCCAAAGGACTATGTTAATACTCGGATAAATCAAGATTGCAGTGGAAAAATACAAATATACTCTACACAAGAAGACGACATAAATACACCATTCAATGAATCAATTTATGGTGTTTGTTCTATCTTTAAAGATCAACAAGAGGCAGAAAAGAAATATTTAGCTTGCCAATTAACTAACTATCAGTATTGGGACAAACTACAATCTCTACAGAAAGCAGCTAAGGGCGCTTGTGCTAGTCCTTCTATGCTTAAAGATGGGGCTAATAGAGGTAATCTATGGAAGCCAATAGCAGACCCAAAAGCTAGGTGTAAGAACGGTACAACTGTTCTATTAGATCCTAAGTATGCTGATGTGACTAAATTAAGCTTACTTGCTTCAAGTCAAAAGGACAAAGGTCTTTCAACTGGTGAATTAGGAGACGTTGGACTAGCTGAGTACTTTGGCTTTGTTGGCTCAAGACCTCGCTTCTGCTTCCGCTTTCCTGGCTCTAAATTTGGGCCTAATCCAGTTTATTTAAGTTTCACTTCTAATGGACAGGGCCAATGCTTAAAAGTTGGCAATGCCAGTAATAGAGAAGATTAGATCAGGCATCCAAACAAGAGGGAAGAGTTCTAGAGGACATGAACGCACTCACGAAAGCTTAAGGTAGGGATACCTAAAGCAAATAAAGTGTCAGTTAGTCGCTAAGCTCTTCCCTCTATCGGTCAAGGTTTTAAAAGGGGTTTTCATATGAACAGAAAGCCAAGTCAATGGGATGATTTAGTTCCCGGCAGCGTGATTGGCGTAACAATCCAAATAGGAGATGAATTAGTTCTTCCTGCTTGCATTGTTCAAGGCTATTTGTGCGTACTAGTTGATGATTCTTTCTTAGTCCGTAACTGGCTAGGAACGAATAAGCTAGATGTGTTGAGGAGTTTTAGAGATCAAGGATTCGAAGTTAAGGAGCTTAAGCTTTATGTCCTATCACATTGAAAGGGGGTGATCCTTTGATCCTTAATAACATGAGGTTGTTAATACTGGCAGGATGCCTTTTCTTTCTATCTTGTGGAGATGCTCCACTTCCTTTAAATATAGACTCAGCAACAAAAAAGTTTGTATACTATAATTGTGCCGACAATAGACCTAATTACACTTGTGGAATCTGGTCTTTTCATGATGGGCAGCAGTTTGATGTCATAATAACCGACAAGGGACTAGAGGAATATCCAATATGAACATGATTAAAAACTTTCTAGCTCAATTAATTGGGCCTTCTATAATTGGCCAATTTGTCAGAGGATTTATTAAGATCTTTGCCGGATATATTCTTAAAACTGGAATTGATGCCGCCGTTGTGGATAAGTTTGCTGAGTCGCTAGAAAGCTTCTTAATTGCCTTAGCCATGTTCTTGCTATCTCAGGGCGCAAGCGCAGTGGCTACCAAGAAAGCTTTAGAAACGCCGGTAATTGTTTCTGATAAAAAATGAGCGTCGAAAAACTTTACAGCCTTTTAATCCAGGAAATGCGGGAACTGAGAGAGGTTAATCAGTCAATCTTGCGTTTTATGGGAGAATCAACAAGTGATCGGCTTAACCTACATAAGAGGTTGGATCATTTGGATAAGAAGTTTGAAAAGTATGATGAAAAATTTGAGACGCTACAAAATAGCGATCAAAAAAAAAAGTTTGGACATTAAGCAAGCTGGAATAGCTTCATTGCTTGCAGCCGCTATAGCAAGCGGGGCCATTAATTATCAAAAACTTTTAGAGAAGATTTTCGGCGTAGGTGGACATTAACGAACTAGAGCGAAGGGCAACAAGCGAATTAGACGGGTACGTCTTTGATTTTGACTTAACACCCTGGTGGATACGATTTCAGAATTTTATTAAAAGGATATTAAATAAATGAGTATTGAAGTCGGGGTTTATAACTTTTCAATAAGAAAGGGGCAAACCTTTTATGAAATTCTTACCTATAAAGATTCAACAGGCGCATTAATAAACTTAACTGGCTATACCGCTAAAATGCAGATTAAGTTTAAAAAAGATGATGTTTCTTACATCCAAGAATTAAGCACATCTAACTCTAAAATAACATTAGGCGGGGCGCTAGGGACTATCACTTTAAACCTAACAGCAACAGAGACTTTAAGTTTGCCATTAGGCTTGTTTTATTATGGGATTGATCTAATCAATGGGGCTACCGTTATTCCTTTAATGGAGGGGGAATTTAATGTTGAATTAAAGATTCCTTACTAATATGAAAATTGAAGTAATTGAGTCTACCCCTACGATAACAGTTCAACAAAGTAAGAATTCTATCCAGGTAGCTGAGTCTAAGTCTACAATTACACTTCAAGAAAACAATACCGTTATTGAAGTAAACCAGTCTAGCCCTACAATAGTCTTGCAGCAGACTAATAACTTAGTCGAATTGGGCCAGCAAAGTATTAATCTTATAGAAGTTGGTATCCAAGGGCCGCAAGGTATTCAGGGGCCAGCAGGGCCGACTGGCCCCGAAGTTTCCCCTGGCGGCTCAACTAAACAAATCCAATACAATAACGCCGGTGCCTTTGGCGGCAGCTCTTCGCTGACGTGGGATGAGTCCACTAAGGCCCTTGCTGTTAGTGGTAAAACTACCTCAACTTACACCACAGATTCGGCATTAAGAAATGCCTTTGTTACTTTCCCAACAACGGCAAATAGAAACGATGCTAACTTTGTCTTAGGGCATACCTTTATCCCCGTCGTGAGTATGTCGGTAACTCAGTTGGGCCGCCTCTATGTTGCGGGTAATACCCAAGATCACCAAATCGCAATATGGGAAAAGGCAACGGGTACGTTAATCACTAGTGGGACCATCCTAGCTGCATCATCTTCCGATGCCAACAACTATAAATATGTTACTGTTAGTGCTGTTACTTTAGATCCTGCAAAGGAGTATGTAATAGGGTGCCAGGAGTTTGCGGCAGGGGATCAGTGGTTAACTGCATGGGATTCAACAAATTACTTTAGCCCCTATGTCTCTAGGACGGGGCTTGCTTATAAGAATGGTTCGACTCTTGGGATACCCACTATATTTTCGAGTGGGCCGTCGATTTACAATACATGCACTTTCAAATTCACGCCAAATGTTATTGGTCAAGTATCGGCAGCATATGACGCTAGCAACTACATATCTTTAATTAGTAACAGCAACGGCACTGGTTCGATTGTTACTAATAACAACGATAAGACTGTGGCGTTCTTTAATAATCTGGGTGTGGGGATTGGAGCTGTAACCTCTGGATTTAAAGCAGAGATTACCGGAGGTCTAAGGGCAACGGGAACTACTCCAATTAGAACAGTAGGGACGGGCGGTGCTGCGGGTGATACCTTAAATTTAGGCGTGAATAGTGCAACCTCTGTTAACGGTATTGCTGTTAGAGGCGGCTATATATTAATTGAGTCTGGCGGCGGTGCAGACGTGTTAATTAACTATGATAACCCAACTAAGAACGTGGGAATCGGTGGTATTTTTAGCAGCGTCAAGCTAGGCATGTTAATTGATTCAGCAAGCAAGAAAGGCTTAGTTATTAGAATGGCTGCTTCGCCTACAGCTAATCCGTTCGAAATCCAAGACTCCACCGGGACTCTAAAGGGTGGATTTAATAAAGATTGCGTTCTTACGTCAAGAACGGATCAAACAAATAGAACTACTTTTATCAACTCCTTGCACGGCACGGCCGGACTTGAAGTGTATCCGATTCATGCTGATGGGCGCATATCTCTAAGGAATACTATTGCGGGGTCGGGCATCACGTTTTGGCACACGGGTGCAGTTGATATCAACTCGCCCACGTTCTCGGGTTCGGTAGCCATCCCCACATCTACGAAATGGGGTACTGGTTGGTCAGGTAATAGTAATAACCTAGTTCAGTCGGTGTCCTCAGCATCGGGGGCCGATGCTATCATTTATTTGTACCCTGAGAGATACGCCGACGCAACGGCAAACGCTCAGCCCACTTTAAAACTGTTTGCTAAAAAGCTCGTGCTCGGAACTAAGAGCGCAAGCAGTTATTTACTTGGCACACCTACGGAGGTTTTCGTTATTGATGACACCGGTTTAATTACCATCTCTTGCGCTAGCGCTAGCACTAAAGGTCTCATTGTAAAAGCTGCCGCTTCGCAAACAGCTAATCTACAAGAGTGGCAAGATAGCGCTGGTACGGCTTTAGCCTTTGTGTCTTCAGCGGGAGCTATTAACTCAACGGCACTAACTGGGCACACGCTTGGATATTTTGGTTCTATTGATTCAATTACTATGGGTTGGCCCGGGACTAGTTATGGTGGCTTTCAAGCAGGCACGAACGGATTAGTTTCGTGGGCTCTGCGCTCAGTCGCTTTAAGCTCTGCATCTTCTGGAGTTTTAGAGATAAACAACGGCACCGCTGGAACTTATCGAGATTTAAAATTGCGAGATATTACGCTAAACCCGTCAGCCTCTCTTACTCCAGCCACTAACGGGAGTCTGGCAATTGAAGCAACGTCTAACACTAGCTTAACCTTTAAATATAAAGGAAGTGACGGCGTGGTTAGAAGTGCGAGTTTAACATTAACCTAGGTGAGATATGGATGAGCTATACAAACAATACGGACAACTAATGATTGAGCATGAAATAATTCAAGCTCAAATCAGCGGGCTTGATATCGTTAAGGAAGCAATAAATATTCAAGCTAGGATTAACGCAGTAAAGGAACAAATAGTAAAGGAGCTAAATGGGCAAGCAAATAACAATCAAACTAGCGAGTGATATAGGTGAATTAATTGATGCGGGCTTAGACTCTTTTGCTCGTGCGTCTGGGTACAAAGATCCAGTTGAAGGCGAAGAAAGCCCCTCACAATTAGAAGTTGCAGAACAACGATTAAAAGGCTTCTTTCGTGAGGTAGTGGCGGCTTACAACGCAAACAAGGCAGCGGATGAAGCACGTGAAGCGGCTAAATCTCAGAGCGAGCAAGCTCTGGACCTAATGACGCTAACGGTTGAGATTGAAGATGTCGCCTAATACTGGCTGGATAGTCATTAATGCTATTACTATATTAATATTGGTTGTGGATATTTGGCTATTTAGTGATAATATAGAGGGCAATACTTGGAGCCAGATTATAATCACAAAGTCTAAAAAACATATTTATTACCCCTTTGCTTGGGGCTTCTTAATGGGACATTGGTTTGGATAGAATATGAATAAACTAATAATAAATCTTATCTGCCTTTTAGTGCTAACAAGTGCTAATTTAGCACTTAGTCAGGATCAAAATGAAAATCTACTTTTACGATCTCAAGAGTTTTCGCATAGCGAATATGTAAAAACTGCGATAACGGTTGGCGCTGATACTCAGGTCGCTCCTGATGGAACAACTACCGCTGATACAATTACCGTCTCTGCTGGATCGTCAATTCATAGGTTAACCAATAGTAATCGTTTTACAGCAGTTCTTGGACCTTATGAACATTCTGTTTATTTAAAAAAAGGCACTCATCGTTATGTAGCTTTTGGAGATAATGGAGATGATTTACCAAGGTCGACAACCGTTGATCTTAATACATGCACCATCTCTGCTAACGCTAATAACGTAACTTCTTCAGCAACTTCTTATCCAAATAGTTGGTGTTTAGTTAGGACTACGGGTCAAAGAACAAATGTTTGTGGAGGTTGTAAAACCCTATCTTTTGAAGTTCAGCCAGTTAATAATTCCACGGATGGTCTTAGTGTAACTTGGACAGGAGCTGGCACTGAAACGGTTCATATATGGGGCGGGCAAATAACTTCAATGCCAATAACCTATAGTTATACTAAAAGTGAAGGCCGTTTCGTTTTTAGAAAACAATGCTTCATGCCAGCACATAATTTAGTTTGGAGAAGTGAAGATTTAAACAATTCTGGGTATTGGTCTCAGGCTACGGCTACAATCACAAAAGGGCAGACAGACGTTCCATACCCTCCTGATTATAATATTCAAGCTACTTTTAAAGCTGTCGCTTCCGCTGCTTCAAGTAATATCTTCCTTTCAAATACTGGTTATTATTATCAAGATACTGGCAAACCATTATTATTTACTACTTATCTTAGATACGGCAATCATCAATGGGTGAGAGCTGGATTATCTGGGGCTGCTACTTACGGATGTTCTTTTGATTTATTAAACGGAGTAGTAGGAACGCAAGTTGGAGCTACTTGTACTATGAAAGCTGTTGGAGCTGGATGGTACAAAGCTAACGTAATTGTTGATTTTGGAAGTGCGACTGGATTATCCAAGTCAGTTAGACCAGCATATCAATGGTACACTGGAGCATTAGGGGTTACTGCTCACACTGCTACTGCGGGCACCGAAACTGTTTACATCGCTGCCCCACAGGTTCAATATTATTATGGAGATTTTGAAGAATACGACAAGTATATTCCAAATAACACAGATTATGCCGTTTACAGTCAAACTCCAGTAATATGTAATAGTACTATTGCTGATAACGCTATCGGCGCAAGTAAGATCGCTAGCAATGCCTTTACTAACGCTAAGTTCGCAGACAATGCTATTGACGTAGATGTACTCGCAGCTAATACTATTACAGCAAGTAGAATTGCTGATAACGCAATAACTAACGCTAAGTTAGCAAACGGTACTATTAGTTCAGTCAATTTTGCATCTAACGCAATATCTTCAGGAGCTTTTGCTTCAGGTGCTATTACTTCTGGAGCTATTGCTGCCGATGCTATTGGATCGTCTCAATTAGCAACAACTGCTACTAACGAAATTAGAGAGGATATTTTAACTAGATCAGTTGAGGGTAATTATTCAACCGGTACACTTGGATCATACATCGAAGAAATTAAAAAGTTTGTAGCTAATAGAATGACAAAATCTGGGACTGCTTGGACTTTATACAAGGACGATAAGACTACAGTTTATAAATCAGGAACTACGACAGGAGCGGAGCGAGCCGTTCCGTAATGATAAATGTCTGATCAGTTCATATTAGACGAGGGCAATCAGTTTATTCTGTTTGATACCTCGTCCGGTGATATTCAAACAAGCTTTCAAGCGCCAAACCTTAACACCTTCATTAAGGTTGTTCTTACCCTAAAGAAGCTAGAGGATGGGTCTACTGTAGACGTATCCTTTACCAATAGAGAGATTTTAGGCACAGCCATCAGTTGGCCTCTACTAAGAAGAATTGACACTCTAGGGGCTAAAATGGGCCTTTATTTGCCAGAGGCTAGTCGATCGTCTTTTGTGCTTGACAATAGTCCTGGCAGTTTTGGATCAGAAAGAAGATTCTCAGACCTTTTAGACCGATACACGATAATTGAGCAACCAGCTATTATTTATGTTGCCCAAATTCCACTAGGTAAGGAAACTATAGTTGATGGCGATTTTACAGAAATCTGGCGATCAGTAGTCACAGAATGGGCTATTTCAAACGACCAGCTTAAAATCAATATAGCTAGGTCGCTAATCCCTGTAAGACTTGCAACTTATGTAATATCTAGGGACACTTTCCCAGACGCCCCTGCTGACTCACTAGGTAAGCAATTGCCTATTATCTTTAGCAGCTCTGGGGAATTCATAGAAGTTGAAGCAGTTCGAACCTCTGGGGTGGTAGATGATGGGACATTAAATACGGTAGAGTACGCTTATGCAACTAAGTTTAGAACTCAATATCAAAACGGGAGCAAGAAAGTTTTATTAGAAAATGATAAAAAAGAATGGCAAGAAATTACCTTTGTTGCTGATGCTACTGTCCCGCTCTTAAGCTTTCCTCCTGTTGCTGGATCTTTTAAAACAGCTTGGGGGGCAGTAAAAGAGTATGGTTATGGGCTTTTAGCCGGGCAAAATGTCACAGGGGGTGAGGTTATAGTAGGCGCTGACTGGTACCTTGCAAGCACTACTTTTGGCGTTGGTGTGCCCTCTGGGACTTATACTTATACTTGCAAGATCTATAATTCAAACAATGGTTACCCTGGGGATTTGTTGGCCAGTGATACCTTATCGAATGGTAGTTCGAGAATAGTTTACGACTCTACAGTTGGCGGGGGAACCGTCTCAGTCTTTAAATTTGAATTCAATTTTAATAAACCCGTTATGGTGCCAGCTTTATCAGATGCCACAAATAACGCTTTATTTATTACACTTTCACGCTCTGACACATCTGATTTATTTAGTTTAGTCCAAGAGGGTTCAGGCGGTGGATCTTTACCAGCATTTGAAAAATATAGGCTTTTGGACACAACAGCCGGGACTGATCAGAACTTTGTAAAAGAAGTTTACACATCTAATAGGGAGCATTTTAAGATTTTTGCACTTTCTAGCGGTGCAAGCACCGCTCCGGTGCTTGGAGACGCCATGCAAAATGGTTTAACGCATTCGTCATTTAGAATTGAGATGCGAGATCAAAATAATCTACCTGATTTAAGTAAATTAAGGTTAATAGTTAAAAGTGAAGGTTTAAAAGATAGCGTCATTTCTATTATTACAGGAACGCCCTTTGCGCCATTAGATAACCCACTTTATCAAATTAGATTGTTAATGATGGAAGCTGGGACGGGTGGTTTTTGGAATGAAGTAACTTTTGATGCATCTAAGTTTAGTTCTACTTATGCGGCGGCTTTTGGCTCTAGTAGTAGATGGAAGATAAAAACATCAGGGGCGTCACAAGGTAGAACTAGAGTTAGGGACATTATCGAGGACATTTGTAGAAACTCAGGTTGCAGGCTAGTACCTTTTGTGTCGGGTACGGCCAAGGTTGTTGGGCTATACGCCGAGGGGACTAATATCCCAACCTCATTTATTATAGATGACGAGCAAGCGAAGCTTATTAGCTATGAAATAGGTGGAGTTGACACGATCATTAATAAAATTCAAATGGTTTTTAATCGGACTATCCGCTCAAACACTGAAAGCTTATTGGCTCAAGGGGGATTGAATAATTATCAAAGTACCGTAGATTCTGAGGTAGATTCTTTAGATGTACCTTATGCAGATATTGATAGGTCTATCGCAACCTGGGGTGAAAGATTACTGGATAGCATTTCTTTTCCTTGGATCACTTTAACCCAAACGGCTAAAAGCGTTGGAGCCTTGATTCTTAGGAAGTGGAATAAGCCTCAAAGAATAATTACCCTTGAGGTGCCCTACAACAAATATTCAACTATTGAGCTAATGCAGACAGGTATAGTTAAGATGACGGGCCTTCCTGATTACTATGGAACTTCACTAGATGCTCGCACTGTTACGGCGGGCACTGGTACAGATCCAACTGATCTAATAAAAGGGCACTATTGGAAAAGATATAAATCTTATAGAGTACAGGTAGAGGGGAATGATATTGTATTCTCTGCTACTGAGCCGATTAAACGAGTTTTAACCCTAAATGTATTAGAGGATATTAATATAACATGAGCTTAGCAGATACCTACAACCTAAGAGCAGAGCAAGCGAGCATGTCAGATGTCGCTGACGCTATTGATGCGCTAGAGACTATTACAAGTTATACCCCTACTTATACCTATACCGGGACTAGTGTTACCTTAACAACTCTAAACTTCGCCGAGTACGTAAAGAGCGGGGGCGGCAAGCTAATACATTTAGACGTAAGCACTAAGGTTACATTAGTTGGGACAGGAGCCTTTTTATCCGTGTCTTTACCCTTTGCCGCAAAAGCGGGAACTTATAGATCAATCTCATGCTATATCGCAGTAGGTGGGACTTTAAACTTCGAACCCACAGCGGGCGTTATTAATGGAACTAATATGTCACTAGTAAGAAGCGGGGGCGCAAATTACACTGCGGGTGTTTGGGACTTGTATATTGGGGGGACTTACTACGCAGCATGATTAAGATTAATCGAGTTAGTAAGGGCGCTAAACAGACTATCGGGGTCATGCTTATTGATGATGAGCCTTTATTTTGGACCCTCGAAGAGCCATGGCAGAATAATCTAAAATCTATTTCATGCATCCCGACAGGTCACTATCGGGTTAAAAGCTATTACTCTCCTAAGTTCGGTAAGTGCTATCGAGTAACAGACCTTGCAGATAGAGAGCCAGCGAATAGGGAAGGAATCTTAATTCATACCGGCAACACCACTGATGACATTTCAGGATGCATATTGCTTGGTTTAGAGCTAGGGCAGTTAAGCGGGAAAAAGGCGGTTTTAAAAAGCAAAGAAGCTTACCAGCAGTTTTTATCTAAAATGCATGGGGTGGAATCTTGTGACCTCATTATTTACTGATTTAGATGTAATAACTCAAAGTATCCCAGAAAAACAGCTATTGGCTGCAATTTTATTGCGAACATGGGCAGATTTAGATTCAGTTAATAGATTCCAAAGGAATGATGCTTTTTATTTCTTAGACCTTGAAATTACGGCTGATTGGTCTTTCGTTTGGATATGTGAAGCCCTTAATCTTTCACCTAAGAGAGTTAAAAAAGCCATGTTAACCAATCCCTACTATGAGCAGGTTCAAAAGCTAGCCCCCGAGCGCTACGGAAAGGTTAAAAAAACTCGATTGTGCTACTTCGACTAATCCCTTATTTTTTGATCAACAGATTTTAAACTCATAATTTTAAGGATAATATGACTACAGTCTTTAAAGATACAGTATCTTTCGACTCTCATGCTGACTCAAGAGGTCAAGGGAGAGTTTTTAAAACTTTCTTTGCAACTACTACAAGCGCAACTCCTTTAGTGGTTTATGCTCATCCCTGCCCTCTTAAGAGTGGGCTAGTTATTTCATCTTATGTCGTAGGGCTTAAGTCGGACGGGACTGAAATGATTAGGGCATCGGTTGAGTCAGGTTTTAGACGTGCTGGATCTGGGAACGTTGCTGAAGTTGGTGCAGATTCGGTTTTTGGCACTGCTGAAGATTCAGCGGGCACTCCAACTGTGACGCTGGTAGCTAATACAACTAATCAAACTGCTGATGTTACTTTAACAGGAGAAGCTTCAAAAACAATCTATTGGGAAGTATCGGTAGAATATCAACAAATAACAGTTCTTTAATTTTAATTTAGGAGAAAATAAAATGGCAGCGGTAACAAACGTAACCCAATTATCAAACACTTGGACAGTAAATAAGGTATTATCTGCAAGAGCAGCCCCTGAATTTGCTAAGTCTACAATGTTTATGAATCTTATATATGCTGAAGACCTACCTTCAATGAGTGGAACGGCGGTAAAAGGGTTTAGACGAACAGGCTCATTAACTGCAACTGCTTCACTTGCTGAGGCAACTGCTGGTTCCTTGGGCACTGTAAGAGCAGATTCAGTTGTTGATGCTACTGCTGCAAAGGCTGTAAGAATGGATGGTGTTTCTTACGAGAACCAAAAGTTCGGTCTTGCTGGTCTTAATAGCTATGTTCAATCACAAGCTAGAGCAATTGGACGAATAGTAGATAACCAAGGTTTGGCACTATTCCCTTCTGTAACTAACTTAGTTGATTGCGCTGGCGCTTTAACTATCGACAAGCTTGATGATGCTCAGTTGTTAATCTTGCAAGCCGAAGTTCCAGACCCTTCAAAACAACTTGTTTTCGTTGGATCGGCTAAGGCTTACAGAAACTTAAAGAGTGATATCAGAACATCTTCAGGGGCTGCGTTCCAGTCTGAGAAGTTCTTGTCTATCTTTAACGGGCCTCCACAAGTAAATGGGTTCTATGGTAGTCTTCCAGGGATAGATCTTTTCTATGCTCCATCTGGATTCACTGCTGTATCGTCTCAGTCTTCACAGTGCTTGTTTCACCCTGATTGGGCTTTTGCTGGTATGTTCGATAATCAAATCAACGTGCTAACAACTGAAGTTGGAGCAGGTGGGCTATACACAGAGGTTGTTTCTTACTTCTTCTGGGCGCAAGTTCTTTGGAACGATGCGGCTGCTTGTGAAATTCTTTCTGCTACTTAATTTGTAGATTGATATAGATGTCGTCGGGAGAGGGTACGGATGTATACGGCCCTCTTTCTTTTAAAGGGAGTGACAAACTCCCTTTTTTTATGGTAGTATTTTCAAAACCATAGAGGGCGACAAAACATGGCAGAACCAAAATTCCTTATTGATGTTACGACTGAAGAGGCTCAACTTAGATTGGGGCAAAGAACCCTAGAGCTATTAAGAACAACAAAACTTCCTAAACATGCCTTTGTCGTTTATGAGATCCCTAAGATTAGGTACTCAGGAAAGGGGGCAGATCAAGAAATAACCACTGGCTTTGTGGTTGTGAATGTAGAAGATCAGCCCTCTCAAGAATACAACTTAAATGACTTAATCAATAGAAATGGGAAGTATTGCTGTCACTATAACTTCCCTACTCACAACGACAAAGACCCTTTAAGAGTTAAAAAGTATAACCTTTACAATGACCCTAATAGCGGCAATCCTTGGGATAGATTGGAAGTTCATTGCCAAGCTCAATTAGGCCATGCTCAAGAGATTAGCCTAGTAGAGCGCCGATTCAAGGGCGAGTTAGAGGCTGCTAAGCAAGAAATGGAATCTTTAAAAGCTGAATTAGCAAAGACTAAGAAGAAAGGAGCCAAGAGTGATGAGCAAATCGGAACAGTATAGACGGGATCAATTAAGAGAAATCATCCAATCTGGCCAAGCTAGAGCTAGTCAATTAGTAAAAGAGAGCGGGTTAGTAGAAAGACGCCGGGAAGCTATGGAGTCAAATTCCGACTATCAACGCAGGAAAAGGCTAGGGGCTGATGGTCGAATGAGAGAGGCGGTCGAGATTTTAGCTAAGAACATCCATGAAAGAAATCATCATGGGGAAGCTTTACCTTCTTATGACATGGCTCAAAGAGAAGCAGCAAGAAAGGCTGAGAAGCTAAAGCGCAAGATGGATGAAGACTAGCATAAGCAAGAAAGAATATTGTTCTACGATTTGCAAGGGCAAATGTTGTTACGTTTATTATGATGATATTCCTGTCGCCGCCTGTCCTAAGCTAGATGAAAACAATCTCTGCTCTATCTACAAAGAGCGATACGAAGAAAACAAACCTTTCCACTTTATTAAGTCCATTAGCTATAAAGACAAGCTGTTAGTAATAAAGGCTGATTGTGGGAAGATCGCAGATGTTTTAAAAAGTAATAAATTGCCAGAAAACATTAAAAAACAATGTTGTTGGCATAACCCCAAATTATTGGAGATTCACCATGAAGATCAGGAATGACGATCGAATAGCTTATAGGGAAGGTAATTTATCTGAATTGTCAGACGAAGTTAAGGCTTTTTTAGACGCTGAAGCAAAGCCAGTAGTAGCGCCTATTGTAGCTAAAAAAGAAGAAAAGAAGTCAGAAATCAATATATTCGAAGAAGAAGAAAAAGCAGGTAAGTAAGTGAATAAGGCTTATGTCTACGGTAAAGACTTAGCTTACAACCTCTATGCTTATGAGGATAAGACTAAGATAACAAATCTGCCAGCTCAGACGGTGACTGGTTATTTGTTTTACGACCAGCCTAGCCGAGTTGATGCGGCTGCTGGTACTGGTAGCATGAGCACTTTTACCCAAAGCCTCGCAGCTAACGGAACTATTAGCCTTACTATTCCAGCGATAACAGATCCTAATCCTAGTGATGTTCTGAATTATAGGCTTTATTGGGTAGCTGTAAACTTTATCCTTAAAACCGGAGGATCTACCCAAACCGTTCTAAGGTCCATCAAGGTTGAGCGTGTAGGCGGCCAAGATGCCGAAATAGGCGTATCTTTACAGACTATCCAGGATATCTACCCAGATGTGCTAAGTTACCTCTCTACGGGCGAAATTGACGCCATGATTAGCCTTGCTAAAGCCGATCTATTAGACGATCTAAGCAGTAAGGGTCTTGATTGGAATCAAGTGTATCAGCCTGATCAACTCTTTAATGCATTACTCTTTAATACCCTAGTTTATGTTTATAATTCACAGATTCAAAGAGAGGGGGATAGGTTTTTTGTCTCAGCTAATAAGGCGGCCCAAAGATATGAGAATATTAAAACTAATCTAAAGCTAGCCTATGATTCTACTCTAGGCGGTCAAAAAACAGATGAAGTTAAGAGCGGCGGCATTATTCGATTGGTGCGATAATGGCACTAACTACTCCTGAAGATATTAGAGTAAAATGGCGGTCTTCTATTTGGGGCCATGCTGATATGCTAGCTCTTACTGATAGGGTTCTGGAACAAGACCTAACAGAAGTAACTCACAAAGAAATATCTAAACTAAGGTATGAGCAAAAGATTAACTTCTTTGCCTTTAGAGTTTTGCAAGGCATGGATCAGCTAATGATGGGAAAATACCGCCTTCGCTTTTTTGTAAATATTTCTTATACTCGGTGGGCAGATCCAGATGGGGCAAATTATAATCTAGTTATTGATGGGATAGCAGCAATGCAGAACCTAGTTTTAACTGAATTAGGAAGCACTTGGGGCGGTTTAGTAGCTAATGCAGAGCCTCAAAGCGGAGCGCCTAGCGTGTCCGTTATAACCATCGGAGAGGAAGCGGCTTTTAAAGCAGATTTTAATTATACAGCGTTTGTTTGTAACATTTAGGAAATAAAAAATGGCAAGAATTACGGGATCACTAACCAAAGCAATCTACAAAAACGGTCTAATTGCAACTGCTTATGGAACTGCCGTAGCGGGCGGCGCTGGTGACAGAATTAGAGCTTCTATCACTCCTAGCATTCAAGCTAAGGAGCTTAATAGAAACTTAATTGGCGCTGGCTTAACCATGAATGATAATACATTTGTGGGCCGAGTAACCCCAACTGTTAAGCTAGATATGGACTTAGGTTATAGAAACGGGGCTGATCAGATTGCTGCTCAATTCTTTTCTACGACTGCGGCTCCTGTAGAGCAAACAGCTTCACAAGCTGACTACATGCATAGAATGACTATGAATAGTACAGCAAATGCTATTTATGGAACATTAGCTTACGAAATGGAAACAACTAAGGTTGCAGAATTTCCATCTTGTGCTGTCACTTCTATTACAACCTCCTTTGGAGAAGCTTCAGAAATAGTACAATTTAGTGCTGATTTATTAGGTAATCAATTTAAAACTGATTCTGTAATCAATACTAATGCTACCATAGCAAGTGCTACCGCTCTTGATACTGAATGTACTATAGTAAACTTTGAGGATAGATTTTGGATTAATGCGGCTTCTGGCGGTGCTCTTTCTGGGTCTGATGCAATTAGCATTATGAACTATACTAGAACATTAACACGACCTCAGAAGTTCTCAGGGCTTGTTAAGGGTTCAACTGGTAATCCTGCGCCTTTAGTTGATGAAATTGCAACTGGTACATTATCAGTTACACTTGAATCATTAAATGATTTAACTTACTTTAATGCTTGGTCTGCTGAAACAGTTTATAAATGCAGAATGAACATTGAAGGTTCTCAAATCGGATCAGGTGTAAACAAGGCTTGGAATGAGTTTTGTCCAGCAATGAAAATGATTCAGGCACCTATTTACAATGTTACTGATTCCGGTTTTAACTCAGTAACTTTAAACTTTATTCTTTTACAAGCGACTGGAAACCCTACGGGCATGAACAGCACTTTGCCTTATTTAGAAGTAATCAATGGTAGAAGCACAAATTATATTGCTTAATTTTAACAACGTAAAAACAAATGGAAATAGGGGCGACACTATGAACATTGAACTTAAAGAAGTGGTAATAAAAATCGAAGATGCGGAGTTTGTATTTGCTAATACAGGCCTAAACGGATTCTTTGATATTGAGGAAAAAAGATCAGCAAAAGACGTTAAGGGCTGTATTGCTCTTGCTATGTCTAATCTGATTCGAGTTAGTAATGTAATGATTGGAGGAGTTGCAGTTGATGTTGAAGGCTTTAAGGTTGCAAACTTACCAACTGATTTGGCTCTTAGGTTGTTTAGAGAATATGCTGATGCATTGGCAAACGATGTAATTGGTGACACTAAAGAGATGGCGGCTGCTTCATTAAAAAACGAAGAATTGCCGATAGACTTGAATGGAGTCTCTACAAGCCTAAACTAAATTGTTTAGCTTGTGCGCAGCGGTTGAGTGAACACAAAATTCAGCCGCTGTGCCGGACAAAAAAAGGATGCCCGATTGAGGATCTAGCTAAGGACAAGGAGCTTACTAGAGTCGTTAATGGGTATTATGGGGCAAGGGCTTTAATGCAGTATGAGCATTTAAATCCTTTAGCCATTAAAGAGCTTGAAAAATATGGGTTAACAGATCCCGTATTAATTATTGAGCTAGAAAACAGGGTACAAAAATACCTAAAATCTGTGAGGGAGAAAACTCAGAATGAGGCCGAGCTGAAAGAGCAAGGCAAGAAAGGTAATCTAGGGGGACTAGCATAAAATGGCATTATTTGGCGGTGGCGGTTCCTCTGATGAAATGAAGATTGTAGTCTCTGCGGAAACTACAGACGCAAAAAACAAGCTCGACGAGCTAGATCAATCAATTAAGAAAATAAGTGAATCGGGAGAGTCTGCAAGTAGTGGCGGGCTATTCTCTGCCAAGGGTGCGTTCTTAGGCATTGCGGCGGCTAGTGCGGCAACTGTTGGTGCTGTTGCTGCTTTAGGAAGTACGCTTCAATCAGCCTTAAGGGTAGAAAATCTAACCTCTGGTTTTCAAAACTTACAAGCTTCTATCGGTAGCGACTCAACCTCTGCCATGGAATCTTTAAGAAAGGCCACTCAAGGACTAATCTCTGATTTTGATTTAATGCAATCTTCTAACCAAGCCGTATTGCTTGGGGTAGATAAGGGGACAGGAGAATTTGCAAAGCTTTCTGCTGCTGCATTAAAACTTGGCTCTGCAATGGGGATTACGGCGAAAGAAGCGCTTGATTCTTTGGTTGTTGGTATTGGTCGAGGTTCTAAGCTTGTACTAGATAACCTTGGAATCATTGTAAATACTGAAAAGGCCTATAAAGATTATGCGGCCACTATTGGGACGACTGCTGATAAATTAACTGATGCACAACAAAAGTTAGCTTTTCAGGCTGCGGCTTTTGATGCTGTTAGTAAATCGGCTGAAACTTTAGCGCCTCCGGCAGATACAGCGGCATTAGCTTATCAAAGACTGACGATAGCACTAGAGAATTTAGGAAGCCAAACCGCTCAAAGTGTTTCTGATAATACCTTATTAAAAGGCGTAATTAATGCGCTAGGAACTGAAATTCAAAAGCTACCGGGGGAGATTTCTACATGGCTTGGATGGCTTGAAAAGTTAACTAAATACATTGCAAATTCAACATTAGATGTTTTAGGGAATTTTATTGGGCAAGGAATCGCATTAGGAAGTGTTTTAAGTGATTTAGCAAATGGAGAGCTTCCTAATTTAACTAAGGCGCAAACGGCAGCAACTGCTGCCTTAAATAAGCTAAGAGAAGCCGCAAACCCTACAGTTGGGGCATTAGATGCATTTAAAGGACAGGGATTAGTTGAGATATTTAATCAAGAGGCTAAAGCTGCTGATATATTTGCTGCAAAGCTGGGCTCTGAATCCAATGATTCAAGCTTAACTAGCGGAGCAAAAAAAGCCACTAAGAAACTTTATGAATTAGCCGACATAGGCAAAGAGCTCTCACAAAAAATACTAGGGCAAGATTTAACCCAAATAGTTGAGGAACTAGGACAAGGCTTTGGCGATGGGGCAATCAAGGCCGATCAACTTACAAAGATTTTAGAAAATTCACGAGACGCCTTTATAAAATTGGGACTATCAGCCCAACAAGCTGACTCAATTATTAAAGGAATTAAATTAACTCCAACCCCAACGCCTAACAAACCAGGCTCGACCACCGGGGGGACTCCTAATTTGCTTGGGGATTTGTTTGGAGGAATATTCGGGACACCAGTTTCACCTGGGGGGTCTTCAGGCACAGCAGATACGGCGGCGGCTACATTTGCAGCTAATTTAGGGTTACAAGTTCAAAATAAGCTATCAGACGGGATTGTTGCAGCTTTTGAGGGCAATGATATTGGCAATTCTATTAAGGGCCTTGCTGGGTCTTTAGCTTCTGCCGTTGCTACTTCCTTTGGTGGGCCTATAGCTGGCTCCTTGGCTCAAGTGGGCGTTTCTGTTGCTGGATCAATAATAGATCAAGTTAGCGCAGGGAAGCAGATATCAGGATCAAATCAGGCTAAGGCTGCTCTTTTAACTGGCGGCATGAGCTTAGCGGTTCTTCCTGCTTACAACGCAATTATTGGGGGCTCTAAGTCACCAGAAGAGGAAGCAAGAAAGCAAATAGAGAACTTTCTTGAAAGTACATTGGGTGAGAATGTTATTTTTGGCCAATTTGAAGAAAACTTTGCTAATACCTTTTCAAATATTACTGGCAATGCTCAGGGTGCTTTTGAAACAATCGGCGAGGTCATTAAAAATCTCACTGGTGTGACCGAAGAAGTCGGCGCTCAGATTGGCTATATTTTAGCCGATAACTTTGGCGGCACTATTGATGATCTTAAATATCTAGTTTCTGATTTAGGGCTAACATTTGAGCAAGTGCAAGACCAAATGGTTCAAGCTTTCTTAGCTGGTGATCAAACGGCTCAAGAGGTTATTTCGACTTTAGCAGGGATAGAAGAGGCATTTAAGCCAGGCTTAGAGGGCGCTGGTCAATTCACTAAGGCAATGGATAATCTTATCGCTTCAATGGGGACAGGTAAGGAGTCTTTAAAGAGCTTAAAGGATTTGGCTGTTGAGTTTAAAGAAACTGGCGGCAAGACATTAGGCGAATTTCAAAATGCATTAGAAGCGAGCGGGAAATATACAAGTGCGCAAATACAGCAATTATTTACTGCTTTATCACAAAGGGGAATAACTAGTTTAGATCAATTAGCGGGTGCAAGTGATTTAACTTTAATTGGCATTATTGCAGACTTGCAAACTCTTGGTTTTAAGTTTGCTGATTCTATTGGCAGCGGGGTTAAGGACTCGATAGATGACATTAATAAGCTTAGGGATACTATTAGTAAATTACCTGAAACAGTTGAAAAGAATATAAAAATTAATGTTTCTACAAACTATTCGGATTCTCAAGCAAAGGGCGCACTAGCTCAATTAACTGGGAATAGTAGTCCAGGGATAGCACGACAATGATTTATATTGCATTCCCAGATATCCCAATGAATGCTGTCAAAATAGTGACAGATCAAGCTTGGTCTGATTTTAATCCACACTGGAACCTATTTAGAGGGCAGAGATATCATCATGCACAAATATCAGCGGCAACTGCCTCAGATAGAAATATAACCTTCACGATGGCAGATGGTGCCCCACGTTCGGCCTCTTATTGCATTTTAGCAAGGGCTGACCTTTTACTTGCCCAAGG